CTTGCAAGAGAGCAGCGAAAGTGGGAGCGCGAAGCAAGGCAGGCCGAAGCACCAAAGCCCGTCCCTGTGGAGCATGTTAAGCCGGAACAGTTTACGACGACCGAGGAATACGTTGAAGCATTGACGACTTCCAAGGCGCAGCAGATTGTCCAGCAGCAACAGTTTGCGAAACAGCAACAAGAGTTGTTAGGTAGTTATCACGAAAAAGAAGAAGATGCGCGGGGCCGATACGAGGACTTTGAACAAGTCGCGTACAACCCCAAGCTACCAATCACGGACGTGATGGCCCAGACAATTCAAGCCTCGGATAACGGCCCAGATATTGCATATTATCTCGGCACAAACCCCAAGGAAGCTGACCGCATAGCCAGACTTTTACCGCTCATGCAGGCAAAAGAGATAGGAAGATTGGAAGCAAAAATTGCTTCTGAACCCGTAACAAAACGCACGTCCAGCGCACCTGCGCCGATTTCACCCGTCACGGCTCGCGGAGGTCACTCCGGCGGCTTTGATACCACAGACCCAAGGTCAATTAAAACCATGACCACAAGCCAGTGGATTGATGCTGAAAGAGCTAGACAAGTGAAAAAGCAGGAAGCGAGGCTCCGCTAACTACTTTTTAGGAGTTTTTCATGGCTAATAGCCTACTTACCATCGACATGATCACAAGGAAGTGTCTCGAAATACTTGAGAACAACCTGGTGATTTCCCGCAACGTAAATAAGGAGTACGACGACAGCTTCGCCGTTGAAGGTGCCAAGATTGGCTCGACCCTGCGGATTCGTCTGCCGGATCGCGCTTTGGTGACTGATGGGGCCGCGCTGCAAGTGCAGGACGACAACGAGCAGTTCACCACGCTGACGGTATCAAGCCAGAAGCACATCGGCATCAACTTTACTTCTGCCGAGTTGACTATGCAGTTGGACGACTTCGCGGAACGTGTTTTGAAGCCGCGCATCAGCCAATTGGCATCGAGTGTGGATGCTGACGTTGCCAACGCCTACAAGTCTATTTTCAACACCGTAGGCACCCCAGGCACCACCCCGGCCACCGCTTTGGTTCTGCTGCAAGCGCAACAGAAACTAAACGAATCGGCCAGTCCTATGTCGCCGCGCTACGCTACCGTGAACCCCGCCGCTAACGCTGGGCTGGTCAACGGTATGACCGGATTCTTTAACCCAACGGGTACTATTTCCCGCCAGTTCAAGACCGGCATGATGGGCGAAGGTGTGTTGGGCTTCGATGAGATGAATATGTCTCAGTCGATTGTCAACCACACCACGGGCAGTCGTGCCGGCACCATTTTGGTGAACGAAACGGTCAGCACTCAAGGGCAAGCCACCATTACCATTGATGGTTTGACCTCAACTACTACAGTTACTGTGGGCGATGTGTTTACCATAGCTGGCGTGAATGCGGTCAACCCGCAAACCCGTCTTAGCACTGGTAGCTTGCAACAGTTTGTGGTGACCGCAGCGCAAACGGCGTCCGGTAGCGACATGGCTAACATGGCTATTTCGCCGCCGATGTACACGGCTGCAAACGCGCTGGCGACCATCGATGCGTTTCCGGCAAACAACGCTGCGGTGACGTTTGTGGGCGCTGCGTCAACTGTTTTTCCGCAAAACTTGGTCTATCACAAGAATGCGATCACGCTGGCAACGGCTGACCTCTTGCTCCCGCAAGGTGTCGATATGGCGTCACGTCAGGTGCATAACGGTGTCTCGATGCGTATCGTGCGTCAGTACGATATCAACAACGACCGTATGCCCTGCCGCGTCGATGTGTTGTATGGTTTCAACACCATTCGCGCACCGATGGCTTGCCGGATCTGGGGTTAACTTAAACTTTTAGGAGATACAATCATGGCATTAGCTTCAGTAGGTGGTGGCTATCAGAACACTGATGGCAATCTAAGCGAACTTACAATTGGCACCCAAGCCGCGCAGCAAACGGCAACGGTAACCGCAACATTGACAACCGCTCAAACCCTCGGCGGTCTGTTGGTGGGCGATCCGTCCACCTCGGCGGCAACGTACACGTTGCCTACCGCCACGGCAATCGATGCCGTAATGACCAACATGAAAACCAACAGCACATTCACGCTGCGAGTGATCAATCTTGGCACCAGTAGCGGCGTTATTACGATGGCTGTTGGGACGGGCATTACCTCGGTAGGAAACTTGTTGGTAGCCATTACCGGCAGTGCAGCGGGTGTTGGTGGCGCAGCAGAATTTCTGTTCCGCAAAACCGGCACTGCGGCGTACACACTTTATCGGGTAGCTTAGTAACAACACCTCGCGGTGTAACAGCCGCGAGGTGGTTTTTAAGGATTCGATATGGTTATTTACATGCGGCATCCCATCCACGGCACTAAGGTTGCTATCGCAGAGGCCGAAGCGGTGTACGACGAAAAGAACGGTTGGAAACGCTTTGAGTTGGGCGATCCTGAACCTGAGGTCAACGAACTGGCAAAACCTCGCGGTAGACCGCGTAAGGAGATTGCAGCATGACAACTACGGCTGGCGACCAGATCAATGGAGCATTGCGGCTGATCGGTCAATTGGCCGAAGGCGAAACGCCATCAGCGGCAACTTCAGCCGATGCATTGACTGCGCTTAACCAGATGCTGGATTCCTGGAATACCGAACGCCTGTCCGTGTTCTCGACACAAGACCAGACCTTTACTTGGCCTGCATCTACTGCAACTCGATCTCTTGGGCCAACTGGTAATTTTGTCGGCAACCGGCCAATACTGGTAGACGATTCGACTTATTTTGTTGACACCAGCAACAACATCAGCTTTGGCATCAAGCTGATAAACCAACAGCAGTACAACGGCATTGCTGTAAAAACCGTTACCAGCACTTATCCGCAAGTCATGTTTGTAAACATGGCTATGTCGAATATACAAATGACGGTTTATCCTGTGCCATCCAAAGCGTTGGAATGGCACATTATCAGTGTTACAGAATTGACGCAGCCAGCCGCTTTAGCCACTTCGTTGGTGGTTCCACCAGGCTATCTTCGTGCGTTCCGGTTCAATCTAGCCTCAGAGATTGCTGCCGAGTTTGGCGTCGAGCCACCGCCGCAAGTGCAGCGGATTGCTATGTCCTCCAAGCGCAACATAAAACGGATCAACAACCCCGACGATGTGATGAGTTTGCCGTACAGCATCGTGGCAACCCGCCAGCGGTTTAACATCTACGCAGGAAACTACTAAGTGAAAACACCGATCTTAGGCGGCAGCTACGTCGCCAAGTCGGTCAATGCGGCAGATAACCGCATGATCAACCTGTTTCCCGAAGCGGTGCCAGAAGGCAGCGGAGGAAAAGAGGCGGGCTTTCTAATGCGCTGCCCGGGCTTGCGTCTGCTTGCAACCGTTGGCACCGGCCCTATTCGCGGACTATGGGTTACCAATAGTGTGGCCTATGTGGTGTCGGGAAGTCAGTTGTATAGCATGACCACAAGCTACGTTTCCACGCTGCGCGGCACAGTCTCCGGCACCGGCCCCGTCAGCATGGCCGATAACGGGACGCAACTATTCATTGCCTGTAACCCTTTGAGTTACATCTACAACGTAGACACGTTGGTGTTTGCCCAGATTACGGATGTTGATTTTCCCGGCGCAGGCTCGGTTGGATATCTAGATGGATACTTTGTATTCAACGAACCCGGCACACAGAAGTTTTGGGTAACAAGCCTACTGGACGGGACTTCTGTAGAT